CCCCAGTAGCCATGTTGACAGTTGTTGAAAATGTGCCGCCAGTTGTGCCAGTTCCGTTGCGTAAAACAATTCCAAAATACTTGTCAGCAGTTGTCGCAGTAGTTGCCCCAATCGTAGGCGTTGGCAAGTTCTGTGTGCAAAGTGCTTTGAAGCCACTTGGGGCTGTGTAGGCAAATGGGCGTTGACCGCAATTTAAAGTTGCTGTCATTGAACCGCTAGTTTGCGGGAATAGACCGATGGCAAAACAGAATGTTCCTGACAGTCCTGTGAACGCTGTTCCTTGACTTGTTCCATTTTTGTAAAAGACCAAAGACCCCGCATCAGCGTCATATGCAACACCAATTACATCGTTTGTTGTAAAAGTTGCACCATAGGCAGAACCACCACCATTATTGTATTTTTGACCATTTGCCGCATTGTATCCATAGCCACCAGCCTGACCACCAAAATAATCATTGATAGTGAAGTCTGGCTTTGCAATACCAAACATTGCTTGTAATGTTCCCGCAGTTGATGCAGTCACAGTCATCTCTGCATACCACTTACCGCTACTCATTGCCATTGTAGAACGAGAAGAAGCCCACGATTGATTAGAACGAGTTACATCAAGGTTGCCGTTTGCAAAGGTGAACGCTACGGCTGAACCTGTGTTGTAGTTGTCCAGCGGATTCATGGTTGAGTAGTTACCACGCACCTCACCACCCACACCAGTATCAGTTCCATACGATGTTGGTGAATCAACAAGAGAGTCATTACCCGCACCAGCAGTCACGCTGAAGTTATTAGGTGTCCAGTTGTTGCCGTTACCTGAGTAGTCAGCGCCCAAAGTAGCCGCAGTTGTGTTGCTGTTATCTGAGAAGTTCAGATAGAAGCCGTTAGTGCCGTATGAGCCAACAAACTTTGCTGGTGACCAGATGCCCGTTGTTGGGTTGACATAGCCAAACGATGTTGGTGTCAGGGCTTGACCGTCGATGAAGTTCACCTCAGTCATCAAACCACTAAAAGACTCACCGTAATTTGGGTTGTATCCAACTACATGAAGATTAGCGCTATTTACAAAACCATCATAGTTTTGGGCTAAGCCTCCACTAACCCAAGCATTAAATGTTTGCTGAACACCGTTAACATAAAGTTGAATGCGATTTAAAGAATCTGCTTGTGTTGTATCGTACACAAAAACAATGTGATACCACGCAGACGCATCTCTGTAAACCGGAACAGTAGTTCTTGATACAAAAGCACCTGAAACATACTCAAGATACTGAATAACTCCATCAGCGCCAAAACCAATCAAACCATACGGAGTGCTATTTGCAACTCGTGCACCAAATAAAAATTGTTGCGTTGAAACACTACCTCTTTTAACCCACGCGCTCCAAGTCCAAGTTTTGCGATTTGTGGCGCTTGCAGGAGTACGATTCAGATATGCTGTGTCAGCAGGATTAAAACGCAATGACCTGCTAATCTGATATTCAGAAACAACTGTAGGCGTTGTTGGAGCCAATGTGCCGTTAGCTGTAAAGTTGTGGACAATGTATCCATTGCTATAGGTTACTGTGCCGCCAGTGTAGAACTGCACGTTGCCGGGGTAACGGACTACGACAATGCCTGATCCGCCTGCGCCGCCAGCGTATGTTGAACCCGTTCCACCACCGCCACCACCGCCTGTGTTTCCACCGCCAGAAGTTCCAGCACCGCCACCAGATGCACCGCCACTACCGCCACCGCCTACGCCACCTACGCCGGGAGTTGCTGATCCAAATAAACCACCACCGCCACCACCTGCATAAACAACTGTAGTTCCAGTAATAGCAGAAGCAATACCAGCACCACCGTTACCAGCAACAGCAGATGTGCTACTGCCAATACCGTTTAAACCTCTAGTACCAGCGCCACCGCCACCAGACGCAGGATATGGACTGGCAATAGATGATGCACTGCCGCCAGCGTTACCTTGACCAGAAACGCCCTGACCACCAGCAAAATATGCTGTGCTTGTAGACGGAGCGCCCGCGCCAGAGCCACCAGAATTTGCGGCTGAATCAGCAAATGGAGAACCACCGCCACCCGTTGCAGAAATTGAACCAAAAACTGAAGCAACTCCATTAGCACCAGCACTTGAGTTTGTTATTCCAGAAGCCCCACCACCGCCTACAGTCACACTGTAAGAAGTACCAGCGGTAACAGTCACTATACCTGTGAGCAATCCACCAGCGCCAGCACCGCCACTTGATGCACCGCCACCACCAGCGACAACAAGGTACTCAACCCATCTTGGCGCAATATAGCCTGACCATGCACCCTGACTGATTGCTTGGTTGACTTGCTTTAGATTGAATAGACCTGTTGCCATATAACCTCAGAATGTAATTGTTCCAGATGCCACGAATTTATACACCCGATACTGACCGGCAATGTATGTTTCTGGTGATCCAGTTGTTGATGCCGCAGGAAGTAAGTATGAAGGATAACGGATGATGACTATGCCAGAGCCGCCTGCGCCGCCAGAACCAGTTGAAGCATTGTCGCCACCACAACCTCCACCGCCTCCGCCAGTATTGGCTAAACCTGAATTTCCACTTGTATTACCTACACCAGCAGTCCCTGAATTTGTTCCAGTTCCACCATTACCGCCACCAGCAGTACCTAAACCGTTACCGTTTTGATAGTTTGAGCCACCACCACTAACGCCCCAATTACCACCACCGCCGCCGCCAGCATATTGAATTTGTGTTCCAGATATAGATGATGCAATTCCAGCGCCACCATTTCCAGCACGGTTAGATGGGGTGCTTCCTACGCTACCAGCGCCCCCACCACCGCCACCATAATAAGTTACGCCTGCGCTACCCGCACTTCCTTGCCCAGAAATACCCGTGCCACCCGCTGTAGCATATCCACCATTACCACCACCGCCAGAACCGCCATTACCACCAACAGCATTGCCACCAGTTCCACCACCACCGCCAACGGCAGTAATAACGCCAAACGCGGAGCTAGAGCCATTGTTAACGGTAGTGTTATATCCCGTAGCACTAACACCAGCACCGCCTGCTCCAATGGTTACAGTAATTGCAGAGCCAACAGTTATAGAGTATCCAGTAGCAGTTAACAAACCACCAGCACCACCTCCACCAGCCGCCGCCGCCGCGCCACCACCACCCCCGCCAGCCACGACAAGGTATTCCACCGTTGTGACAGGGTAGTTAAGGCCGTTATAGGTCGGCGAAAGAACTCCACCAGTCCATTTAAGAGACATGATTGCCTCCGATTTTATGCAATGACTTCGTAGCTGATGGTGTATGTAATACCGCTTGCCGTACCTGATGTCACCGTAATTGATGAGCCTTCCATCAAATAAATGGCTGAAGTTTTATCAACAACAATCAGAGAAGCGTCAGCAGGGACAGAAACAGTAGATGCAATCGGGTAAGCCGTGCCTCCCGAAGGAGCAGAACCTTGAGCTACTGCACCGTTAGTGTAGATAGCCACTGTGACATCCACTGCCGAAGTACCGTTTACATTAGCTGCAACGATCTGGTTGATCTTGAAGACCTGACCGCTAGAAGCCGCATTAGGAACCAACACCACCGCAGTTGTTGCGCTGGGTGTAAGGTAGGTTGTCGTGCCGGAAGCTGTGGTCGCGGCTAAAAGATTAGGATTTGCCATGTTGGTTCCTTAAATACTGAAGATGAAGTTAATCATGGTAGCTTTTGCTTGGGACAAGCCGCTTGCCGCTGGAGTTGAAGATACCCAAGTTGTACCATTAGAGGTCAACACATTACCGTTTGTACTAGGGGCTACAAAGGTTGGATTTGAAGCGCCGTTACCCAAAATCACGTTGTTAGCAGTCAAGGTGGTTAAACCTGTGCCGCCTTGGTCAACACCTAGCGTTCCAGTAGACACCAAGTTTTTACTACCATTGGTAAATACAGGCTTGCTGGCTGTCAGTGAAGAATCAATGAAATCATTAGCCGTCAGCGTTGTACCGTCAAAGGTCAGGTTAGCAGAAGCGCCAAAAGCACCTGCGTTGTTGAACTGAACCTGAGTGGTAGAACCAGCCGCAGAGCCACCGCCTACATTAACAAAGTCAGAACCGTTCCAAGCAATGATTGCACGAGTCCCCGCCGCTACAGTTACACCAGTCGTAGGAGATGTTGGGCCACCACGCACTGTGATTGCATAGCCACCAGACGTATCATTGATGACAACGTAGGTCTTAGACTGCTTGGGGGTGTTGATGTTACGAGCCGCTGTACGTGCGCCTGTACACAGGAGAACTGCGTACTGTGAACTTGTGGATGTTAAACCTGTGCTTGCGTATGTGCCCGTAGTCAGGGTCAGATCAACGTCAGCATCAGTGGTAATCTGCTGAGTACCAGCAACGGCAACGTCAACGATCTGCGAGATGGCGTTGTTAACTGTGTCGCCCCACTGCCCGGACAGTGTGCCCGTGGCTGGTAGCGTGAGGCCGATTAGTGCCGTATTTGCCATTTAATGCTCCTACTGTGTAGAAATTTGTGTCCAACCGGGCGATTCCGTTGTATCAACAGCACCCCAGCCCGGTGTTTGCGGATTGCTGATATTTTGCCAGTTTACGCCTTGTGTGTCATCAATAATTTCCCACAAATATCGTCCACCGTTTGTTTCTGTAATTGCCATCGTATCTGACGCACTTAAATTGTAATTCGCAGCCCCGCCATTAACTTCAGCAATCCCAGCAGTTTCAGTTAAGAACTCTTGGTAATACGTACCTACAGTCGTTCCCTCTTCAATAGCCATCGACTCTACGATGGTCATAATCAGCACAGCCACCTGTGCTTCTGCTATTTCAATCGACTCAGATATATTACCTAAGAATGTAGCAACCGCTGTCTCTACATCCACAATCTCTAAAGAATCCGCTACGCTCTCGTTATAACTTGTCTGCGCGGCCTCATCATCTGTAATGGTCTGAGTATCCGACACACTGACGTTGTAGCTGGTTATTGCTTCATTTGTATCAGCAATAGCCGCTGTCTCGGTTACAGACCCTGCAAAGTTGGCAACAACCGACTGATCTTCAGCAATAGCGGCAGATTCATCCACCGCCACATTCATTGTCAGAGCTACAGTCTGAACATCCTGAATACCAGATGTGCCACTCCAAGAACCAGAACCCCACGTATCCTCACCCCAAGCCGTACCACCAGTCAGCGACTCCGTAATACTTACATCAATCAACAACCCAGCCGCAGGTGCATCAGCGAGTAGGGCGGTTTCTGTAACGCTGACGGGGAAAGTCTCTCCACCGCCCCATGCGTTATCACCCCATGCGCCGTCACCCCAAGCTAACGCCATATCAAGTCAATGTTAGTGTGTATGTAACCGCAATTGTGTCGCCGTTAACAACAGCCTTAGAACTAGAGAAATCACCAGCAGAGAACAATGTGCCAGTGGTTGAATCTTTAGTTGCGCTACCGCCAATGTTAATGAAGCAACCCGCTACTGTACCTGTGCTGGTCATAGAGAATGACACGGCGGAAGACGTAGCCTTACTTGCGGCGGCGGCAGAAGCAAATGATGGTGTAGGGCGGTTGCCTGAATATGCGGGAGCGTTAGTGCCACCCACCTCCAGCCATGTACCGTGACTTGCCTGTGTATCAGTCACCAAAGCAGTACCCGTACCCTTTAAACCCATGACAACTGCGCCAGCGGCTGAGTTACCAAGGATAGTGTCCAAGGTCAAATTCTTGCCAACAGTCGTTACTAAGTTCTCAATGGGGGCTTCCCATTTGATTTGACCGTTAGCATCATAACAAACAGCATGGTATGTACCATTGATAGCCATCTCATCAGAAGGCATTGTGTTGTATTTTGTGGTTGCGGCTACTTGATCTGTAGCGGTCATTTTGTCCAAGCTCATGTGAAACTCCTTAATTAGAAGAACGGATCAATGCTGCTGTGGCTGTGTTTGCAGGCATTGTGATGGTGAAATTTGTAGAGGTCTTGTCAGAACCGAAGTCCAACACAGCTATGGATTTGTTACCCTGCGTGACGTTGTAGATCAACGCACAACGAGCGGTCACAGATGCGTTAAACACCACATCAGCAAAGTCTACAAAGGCTGTATAACCAGACGAGCTAATGGTTACGCCAGTCAGCGTTACGCCACCAGCTACGTACCCACCGCCAGTTACCTCGCCATCTGTAGTGTAAACAGTTGTAGATTCATTCAGATTTGCATTAGCCGTATACAAAGCAATCTTTAATGTATCCGTGGATAAATTGTGAACTGCTGTGTATAGCTCTGTTTTAAAGCTGGTTGTTTGGGTTTGTAGAATGTTACTCACGATACTGCAACCCTAACTTGACCATCACGATAAGCATCTGCACGTTGCTTGCCATCGCCCAAATTCTTGAGGAGTGCAATAGCTTGAACGTACCGTTCTTGATACAGTTTGTACATACCGTCTTCCGGTGCGCTCTTCATGTATGTGCCTGCCTCAGACAGAGTGCCATACAACAACGCAGAGTCAAAATTATCACCCAGCCATGTGGTCAAGGCAGTAACAATAGACTCTGGGTAGTAATAGTAGTGCAGTTCTGCGTAGTAATTTGCATTGGGTGTCGGGCCAAGAATGAACGACAACTCATTGACGTTGGCAGACTGCGGGCCAAAGATAGCGTAATGCTTAGGCTCAGATTGCTCTGCGCTTAAGGGATATGCTTCACGGATAAAGTTCACATCTTTATTGAGCAGATACAGATAATCGCCTTGAAACACTACCGCACCGTTTACCGTGCCGCTGTTTGCCACAGTGAGAGTTATTGTCGTTCCATTGATGCTACGCACAATAGCGTTAGTTCCAATGTTTGAGCCTGTGACCTGCTGTCCTACAGCGATACCAGTAGCACTTGCTACAACAATAGTCTTTGCACCGGCGGTTCCCGTGGCAGTGGTTGCGTTGTATGCGTAAATAGCTAGGCTGTATGTCGAGAGAAAATCTTCTGGACAGGCCAAGTACTTATTGCCGTTGGACAATACACCCGTGACATTCTTACGCAAGTTAGCAATCTGCACCGTGTTATAGATGCGTTGCTCCGCTTGCTTGATCATTGTATTGATCGTGGTCGTGTCAAACGTGTTCTGCGTGTAATCCTGTACCGCAGCCACGAGTTGGGCGTATGTCATTGGCATCGTTTAAACCTTAAGCCATCGGGCCTCGTGACATAACACCTTTGGTAGCTGCACCTGCGCCACGCATCTTAATACCGGTAGTCTTAGCTGCTGGCTGTGAACGACGATAAACGTTACCTACAGCCATATTGACTGTGCCAGCATCGCTGTGGTCAGGGCCAGATCCGGGATTCTCAGAAGCTTTAACTTCTTTGCCGGTCATAGTGTGTGGTTTAGCATAGACCTTGGCATCGCCAACTTCTTTGCCCATCATTTTTTTGCTGTAT